ATGTGTGATGAAATAGCTATGCTGAAAGGCGAAAAAAGAAAAATAAGACTGTATGTGCACAGCAGAAAAAATGATGTCTTTGTAATAAGAAATGCATATATAGAGATATTGCAATATGGTGAATTAATAAAGGCGATAGAATGTACGATTGATGAACATGATCTTACATTTATGCTTGCACTTGATGAAGCAGGAAGCTACAGCATGAGAGCAGTATATGAAATTGCTGATGAAATAATTAAAAATAAATTTAAAATTGAGGTGAGGTAAATGGCAAAGTACCGTATATATGATGTAACACTTTCTAAAAAAACTGTCGGTCCTGGCGAAAGATTAGTTGTTCAGGTTGATATAATCACATGGGACTGGATTAAGAAAAATTTAACCTGGGGAAGTCTTAAGGAACGTTTCAAATGGGGTGATCTGATTGGCAGTTAGCATCCCTACAAAGATTACAGTTCCGCCTGACCTGAATATGAGCGACCCAGGCGATATCGCAAAAGTATGGAGTGAAATTCAAATTACAATACAGTATATTAATAAGCTTATCGATGTGCTTAATGATCATAAAGAAACACTTGGATTAGCGGTATACTATGAGGAATAGGAGAAAATTTGATGGATAAACGATTTATCAAGAGTGTGAAACACCCGGTAGGGTTGAACACACACACACACACACACACACACGCTACAGCGTGTATTTATATTATTAAGAGGTACTTGCAAAAGTGCCTTTTTATTTTTGACAAGACTGGTGGTGACAAGCATTTAGACTTGTCACGTGGTTTTAATGCCTAAACTAATTGATAAAAATGGTAATGAGTTGTTTAAAGATGCTTTGCTATGGAGCGGAAGTCGTAACGGATATGAACATGCTGTCACTTTGAAAGAGGACGCGTTAAAATTTAAAGAATTAATTGTTGTATTGAATGATAAAGCGGTTATAATGCCGGTTTCTGATGGGAAAATAATGAGTAGTGGTGTTCCAATCGATTATAGAGTTATTGCATGCAATTTTACTTCATATATTCAAGAAACTAAATATTTGACGATTATGACTGCATTATGGAGCGGTGCTAGTGTAAATAGTACAACAACTTTAACAGCTGTTTATGGAAGGTATTAAACTAAAACAGTCTAAATGCCTTTATGGGCAAACTTAAAGATTCGAGTGGTAAAAAAATTTTGTTGGGAACTGTTTTATTTGACGGTGATACAACAAGCAGTTTTACTTTAAAAGATGATTACACCAATTATGACTATCTAGAGGTTATATGGCGTCCGCATTCTACTTTGGGGCAGTGTTCAGATAGGATGATTCCTGCAAAAGACAGTAAGATGCATTTGGAACGTGCACAGGCTATAAATGGTGTTACTACTGTTTATCGGTGTCAGCTGGCTTTTAGTGGAAAAAATGTATCACTTTCTGGCCGTACTCAGGTTATTAATGGAAATGCAGTTGATGCAGTGGAAGAACATATTTTGAGAGTAATCGGATATTAATATCAGGGCACTTAAAAGTACCTCTCCAAGAAAAGAAAGAGAGGTAAAAAATATGATTAATTCAATGAAATTT